CTGGAATTCTTGCCCGAAGTTCTCCAATTCCCTCAAGGGAACGTGCTTCGTGACTGTGTCCAAATATAGCGTTTTGCTTGGCATCAGACTTAGCCTTTACTTCCTGCATATTCCAACCAAAGCGTAGTTCCCTCTCAACCTCCTTGCGGAGATTGGAGGGAATCGCTTCAGACAGACTTTCGATAAAGTCCGCCATTCCTCTTACGACAAGTCCAACTTACCGAAGGCAAGAGGATTGTGAACAACAAGACCAGCAACAGCCTCAATCATACGAGCAGGACCGCCACCGAAGTCTGGGAGGTTCGTAACTTCGGCAACATTTCCGCCGTAGCGAACTTCAACCAAATCAAACGGAATGACGTATCCAACCTTGTGATTCTTGAGGAACAACGAAGGATGCAGTCTAAGACCACCGAAGTCGCCTTCGAACACATCAATCGAAGACGTGTATGTGGAATCAGAAGCATTTCTGTTATTGTTTCTTGTGGATTCAAGAGGATTCGTAGCATCAGACTCCTTAGTCGTATAAACCAGATTGGTAAACGCTCTCTTTAGGAGAGGACCACCAAGGAGGTCATAGGTCTTGAACTGACCAGTCTGCTTGTAGATAGAAGTCAGAACATTCTGAACGACTGTTTCGTCAAGTGTGTTAAGTGCACCAGCATAAATGCTGGACGACGTTGCATCACCTGCGTCATAAGGAAGACAGAATTCATCAGGAACGATAGTAGCGTTTTCGTTCGTGTCCTTGTCGGCAGCCTTTACAATCCACTTATCAAGACCACGAGTCTTATACGGAACAACTGTTCCAGAAACTGTCTTTTCAGCCTGAGAAACGTTTGCGGAACAGAACGTCTTTTCCATGTCACGCTTAAGCATCGTGATAGCCTTGGCAACATTGTTGGCAAGTTCATCCTTGACACCGGCGATATTGGTTACAGAAGACTGGGTGAGTTTCGAGACTCTGGTCTGTCTGCGGAAGATTTGAATAAAAGCAGCAAGTTCATTGCGGTATTGCTTCGAGTCAGTCTTAACGTAGTTTTCGTAGTCTCCAGACGTTACGTCTGTGCCATCGACAACGCCGTCTGTCTTAGGTTCTGGGAGGGAGTCGACCTGCCAGCGGAACAAAGTCTGCTGGGGCTGGCTACCTTTCTTCGCCATAGAGGTGAAGGGGGTATCCTTGCGGTCAACGAGTGAGATGAGGTTAGCAATTTCTTCTCTGCGACCAAGTTTATTGGCGGCGGAGAGACTGCGTTCGGTTAACATAGCCATAGTATTAGGGTATTAGGGGGGTTTTAGAGGTATTTTGACACAATTGACTTTAAATCTTCACGTGTTCCTGTTTTTTGATAACGGGATTCGGCACTTCTTGCAGTTGCATCATTTCTGCTTGATTGTGTCTGTATAGTGACAGGCTTAACTGAAAGTTGTGGTGTTTGTTTTAACGCAACACCCTTCTTAGCAATCTGACTTGTTCTAGAGGTATAACCCCTTACATAGTCACCAATGAATAGTTCAAAATCTGGGAAACGTTTAAATTGCGGAAATGTCTTTAATACTTGCTGTGCAATCTTGTATTCACTCGATTCCTTGTTTTTATACCAAGGATACGATTCAATAGCAATAGGCTTCCATTGTTCTCTCGCTTTTACAAACTCCAATTGCTTGGGGAGGTGAACCTCCATTGCTTGCATTGCGTTGAGTTTCATATTTCTGACTTGTTCAGAGTCAAAATATGTATCTCCCATTTGGAAACCTTCGGGGTTTGCTTCGCACTTATATCTAATATTTCTCGCTTGCTCGTATTCGTTTCTAATTGCTTCGTTTGTATTTAAATCAGCAAAAGGAGCGTCAGCCGTTGGCTGAACTACTTCACTAACTTTTTCAAACTCAGTAATCTTTGACTTATACGACTCGACTTCCTTTTTCATTGCTTCTACCTGCTCTTCAGCAGTTTTACGCAACGCAGTCAGTTTATCGATACGCTTCTGAACACCAGTATGTTCTGTTCCATCGTTTTCTGTCTCTACTTGTGAAAGAACTTCTTCGCCATCCTCTGCCGTGGGGGTGCTTTCTGTATCTTCAACTAAACCGTCGCTTAGTTCGTCAACTTGTTCACCCTTGTCTTCCGTTTGGTCTTCTCCCTCTTGTTCAACAGGCTCGGGATTGCCTTCACTTTGTTCGTCGGAGAACAAAATGCCTCGTAATTGGCTTACAAGTGTTTCTTGATTTTGAGTGCTTCCGATAGCACTTTCCACGGGATTTAAAGACTCTCCGTTATCGTCTGGGGTTGTAGTCATCAGTCAGCGTTTAGAGTTCGCAGAAACTTAATTTAATAAGTTAATCATTGATTAACAGTTGTCAAGTATTTTTTCGGTTTGACAATTTTAATGCTTCATTTCTTGTTTCTTCAAGCAGTTCTTTTATATATTTAACTCCCTCTGCTCTTCCGCAGGAATGTGAACGATTAATTTCGGACTGGTTTTGACTTATCGCAACAGAAACTTCTGCGTTGTAAGCCTCGTCTAAAATAAACAAAACAGACTCCCATAAGTCGCTTTGATTGAATATCAACGAGTTCTGAATTTTTTGCTTTTCTTGTTTTGTCATTATTGAATTGGGTTAATTGACTGTTGCATTGTTGACTCATCCTGCAATTCTGGTTGTTCACCAGTTTGAGCCTGTTGAGCAAACTTGTTTCCTACTGGAGTAACCCCAGTTCTTCCAATTTGAGCATTTTGCTGTTGGCTTATTGACATTTGTAGGTTCTTTGCATAATTCTGGAATAATGCTTGGAATACAGGGTCAGACTTGGATGCTTGCTGTGCTTTTGGATTCTTTGACATAATATCCTGCATTGCTTGCATCTTTTGACCAGCCTGTGGGTCATTCTCTGTGTATTGAGACTCAAGTCCAAGCATCATCATTCCAAGGTCATTTTGAACTTCCTTGTATTGTTTCTGACTTGCCGTCTGTTGGTCAACAAGAATATCCTTAGCAGTTTCTGGTGCAATAGCCTCAGTCATTACTTTAATAAGTTTTGCTCTGTCGATAGCACCAACTGAATCCATTGGAAGAACAAATTGATTAATGCTCTTAAGTTTTTCTAAGACATAATCAGTATCATGTTCTCTAATATCAAATTTAACTATAAAGTCGAACTGACTATGGTTATCAACAAAATTAGTATCAATTGCAACTCCAGTTACTCTTTCAATTTCTTCTGGAAGCAAATACTGCATAGATAAAGAAAACAATTGTTTATAAACAACACTCCAACATAGGAAGAAATTGTTTACCATAAACTGTTGTGTCATTTGCGTTTCCGTCGGAACAACTTCTGGATGGTATAAACCAAATTGTTTTGAAACATTAAGTTCAATACGCTCCATTAGAGAAAAAGCAGTAGCGGGTGTTCCGCTTGGTCCGCTAAGATATTGATATTCATCTGGTGCGTTAACTGGCAACAACTGACCCGGACCTATTCTTGTTTGACTTGCAAGACGTTTCTTTACCATCAATGGAGGAGAAACTTCTAATGCAGTTCTATCCCTAATTGCATCCTGTTGTGCTTTAAGTTGCTCTTGTTCTGTATAAAGTATTTCTGGAATTCCTCTGGACTCTACAATAGAGCGTCTAAGTCTTTCTCTTCTAAACTCTATGAATGGATATTCTCCATGTGCATAATCAAGAATTTCATGTTTTCCGTAAAGATTATGTTGAACATTAGGAACAAATACCGTATAGTAAATAGCCTGTTTTCCTTTACTGTCTAATTGTTTAGCATACGAATATACAACTTCTATAAGATTATTAGACTTTTCTATAGCGTTTGGAACAGTATTAATTAAAGGGATAATCTGACTGTCCTGCAAATATCCAGTCTTTCCAGCAGTATTAACTGCTTCATCCATAAATTCCTGATTCCAATTTTCAGATTTTCCAATACTTCTGAATTGAACCTCAGACATAAATACTCTTCTAAAAATTACTCTTGCGTCTTGAATGTCAACGGTTTCTGGAGGAAATGCCAATTCATCAAACGGTTTAAGTGCTGCAACAACAGGAAGATTTCTGGAAATATAAGGTTGTTCGTAATCAGACCATCCTTGCGTATTTAGGTTTTTGCAAATTAATTTAGCATCTTCTTCTTCACACATTAACGCTTGTTGAATTATCATTCTTCCAAGGTCAGAATTTGGGTCTGCTTTAATTTGTTCTAATGCTTGCATCATCATTCCATCTCCGCTTTGTGCAACTTGCATCAAGTCTTCCATCTTTATAACTTCATTTCTTTTTGAAATTTTTCTATCCCAACCTACGTGAACAGCAGACCATCCAAATTGCATTGTGTATTGAACCCAAAGTTCTGCTTCTCTTGTAAGTTCTGCTCTAAGTTTATTTTCAACAATCCATTGAAGGAGCGTTTGTGCTGCCG